GAAGGCAACTATGCTCTGTATGTGTACGCGTCGCTCCCTATGAAGTACAGAATGATGTTTGAAGCTAAGTATGGCAAACCCGCAGACGTGTTGAAGGCTCAGGAACTGAAGGAGTGGGTAAAAGAAGACGGTGATGCCCGTGCTTTTTACGAGGCGTTTGAATATGATTTGAACGGTGTTCAAACCCGCCTCAGCCAGAAGCTGATAGATGAGTACACGAGCAATGCCAGTGTGCTGAAGTTGCTCTGGGAGCGTATGAATGAGCTTACGGCTACAACCCATGCCTTGGGCGGTGGCAGACGTGGCGACCTTTGGGACATCGTTTTCACCCAGAGCGAGAAACTGAGAGAAGTGACGGGACACACCCTGCCTAAGAACCTGGCACGTCTGAAAGAGAAGATGAGCCAGTTCAAGAAAGACGGGTACCAGTCGCTGATCAGCGGCAAGGTGGGCAACAGCAACACCCTGAAACTGACAGCTGAGGCACAGCAGCGCCTTATTGCCCTGAAGAGGTGCAAGGTTCCTGTCTATACCGACAGCCAAATATTTGCCACCTTCAACCAGGAGTGCGAGGGCAAGGGCTGGAAGCCATTGAAGAGCATCAGGAGCCTGAAAACTTGGCTGGAGCGTGCCGACATTGAACCATTGTGGCATGATGCCGTATATGGCGAGATGAGCGCCCACCAGAAGTTTGACCGCAGGCACAAGACTCAGTTGCCGACGATGCGTGATGCCCTCTGGTATGGTGACGGTACGAAGCTGAACCTGTACTACAGGGATGAGGACGGCAAGGTAAGGACTACGAGCGTGTATGAGGTGATAGATGCAGCAACAGAGGTGTTCCTTGGCTTCTGCATCAGCGACACTGAGGACTACGAAGCGCAATACATGGCCTACAGGATGGCTATTCAGGTGAGCGGCCACAAGCCCTACGAGATTGTGCATGACAACCAGGGCGGCCACAAGAAAGCGAACAGCAGTGGCATGTTGGATAAGATATGCCACATCCACAGAACCACAGCCCCGTACAACGGTGCCTCTAAGACCATTGAGAGCGTTTTCGGCAGGTTCCAGCAGCAGGTGCTTCATAAGGACTGGCGATTTACCGGTCAGAACATCACCGCCAAGAAAGAGAGCAGCCGCCCGAACATGGAGTTTATCGAGGCCAACAAGGATAAGCTCTACACCCTTGACGAACTGAAAGCCGCCTATCTGAAAGCCCGTACCGAGTGGAACGAGATGGCACACCCTGCAACCGGTGAGCAGCGCATGAAGATGTACCAGGAGAGCGAGAACCCTGAAACGCCTGTAGTGACCGCCAGCGACATGATAGATATGTTCTGGGTGACATGCGACAGGATGAGCACCTTCACCAGCAGCGGCATCGAGATAACGGTTAAGGGCAAGAAGAGAGTGTATGAGGTGATGAGTGAGCCAGGAGTGCCCGATATTGAGTGGCGCAGGAAACACACCTATCAGAAGTTCGTTGTGAAATACGACCCCTACGACTTCCAGAGCATACGCCTCTACTGGAAAGACAAGGCAGGCGAGTTGCGCTTTGAGCGCGTGGCAGAGCCTTACATCGTCATCCATCGTGCCATTCAGGAGCAGGCTGAGGGTGAAGCCACCTTCATCAGACAGCAGCAGGCAGCAGCTGATCAGAGCCGCATAGAGCGTCAGGTGGCAGCCAAGGCGATTGAGTATGCCGAGGGTGTTGCTCCTGAGCAGAACGGCCTACACACTCCAGACTTGAAGGGCGTGAGTGCAGACGTGCAGCGTCAGATAGACCGACGCACACGGAAGTACGCCAGCATACCTGAGGAACTGAGCCTTGGCAGAGTGACCAAGAAGATAAGCAATATGGACTGGAGTGAAGTTGAGCAGGCAGTGACTGTTGACTTCAAGAAGGTTGCAGGGAAACTATAAAAGAACTGAATTTTTAAGCATAAGAAACATGGAACAGAAACAGAAAGAACAGATTGCCGAGCGTCTGAGAACGTATGTGGCAAAGTACCCAAGCCAGAACAAGGCAGTGGGCAGTTTGAAAGGAACCAGTGCAGGAACCGTGAGCAACATCCTGAACGGTAAGTGGGAAAACATCAGCGAAGAGATGTGGCGCAAGGTGGCAGACCAAGTAGGCACCGCCCACAATGAAGAGGGCTGGCAGATTGTAGAGACCAGCGCCTATCAGGAAATCAGCTATGCCCTGGATGATGCCCAGCGCTACAAGAACGTGACTTGGGTAGTGGGTGAAGCCGGTTGCGGCAAGACCACAACAGCCAAGATCTACGCAGAGGAACACAAGGAAGTCTTCTACCTGCAATGCTCTGAGGACTTGCACAAGGGCGAGTTTGTGAGGGAGATTGCCCGTCTGGTAGGCATCCGCACAGAGGGCTATACCGTGAGAGGCCTTTGGACTGCCATCCTTGACAACCTCATTCAAATGGATGCGCCTCTTCTGATCTTCGATGAAGCCGACAAACTGACTGAGAGCGTTTTCCACTACTTCATCAGCCTTTACAACAAGCTTGAAGACAAGTGCGGCGTGGTGTTCATGAGCACGGACTACATCATCAAGCGCATTGAGAAGGGCCTACGCTGGCAGCGTCCAGGCTATAAGGAGTTCTACAGCCGCATCGGTAGGAAATACTTTGTGCTGGAAGACACGACCGCCAACGATGTCTATGCCATCTGCACTGCCAACGGCATCAAGGACCGCAAGGACATCGATGAGGTGATCAGAGACGCAGAGGACTGTGACTTCGATCTCAGGAGAGTGAAAAAGAGTGTTCACCGTATCAAGCGCAGCAAGTAGGACTATGGGCAGAGCTTTGACAGTGAAAGAAGTGCTGAACAAGAAGCGTCAGACCTTTCCCTTCGATGGGAAATGGGCTGATGCCTTCGGTCAGCCGGAGCGCACAGGCGTTTGGTTCATCTGGGGACGTTCAGGCAACGGCAAGACCAGTTTCGTGATGCAGTTGATAGCGGAACTATGCAAGTATGACCGTGTGGCGTTTGACAGCATGGAAGAGGGTGACAGCCTATCGATGCGCCAGAAGCTCGTGCGTCATGGTCTGAGCAAGGTAGGCAGCCGTTTCCATCTGTTGAATGCTGAGCCCATGACAGAACTGAAAGAGCGCCTGGCACGACGCAAGAGTTATAACATCATCGTGATTGACTCCTTCCAATACACACAGATGAGCTATAGAGACTATATCCAGTTCAAGGAGCAGAACAAGGACAAACTCATTGTCTTCATCAGCCATGCCAAAGGCAGCCTCCCACGAGGCAGCGCAGCAGAGGGCGTGATGTATGACGCGACCTTGAAGATATGGGTTGAGGGCTTCAAGGCTTTCTCTAAGGGCCGCTTCATCGGTCAGACGGGAGAGTTCACCATCTGGGATGAGGGAGCAGAACGGTATTGGGGTGAAAGTTCAACAACAAATCAACAAACAGTATGAAAAGAATTACAAGTATTGAGCAACTTCAGAAAGGAAGTAAGATTGTAAGAGTTAGAGGTGGAGAGTGGAGCATATTAGAGTTCATTTGCCCCCATCCTCACAATGACAAATATTCGTTGTTCATGAATGAGAACTACGATGGAGCCCCCAAGTTCTATAATCCAAGACTGGCAGATGAAGAATGGTATCTTTACAACGGGACAGATGAGGATTGGAACGAAATCTATGATATGGAAATTGAACAACTAAAGAAGCGTATTGTAAGCATCGAACAACGCAAGACACCAAAAGCATGAATGAGTACAAGCAAGGCGACACCATCTATATTCTGATGACCGCCATGTGCGCCCAAGGACTATTGGAAGACTGGCTACAGCACAACTACGAATGTGACTTGCACCTACACCGCTCAAAGCAGAACAAGGGCATGGTGGTAGTAGAGACCAAAGATCTGATGTGGGCAAGCAGAATAATCAAGTGGCATAAATGCGAGAAAGTAACCTATAAAAGCAAGTAAGATATGAGTAATAAGAAAGGACATGTGGTCATAGCCACAGTAAAGTACAAAATGCAGGACTCCGATAGCCGGAAATTGAGGAAGTGGAAGCCCGGAAGTATTACACATCGATACCTGTACATTTGCCCCAATTATAAGGAAATGGATGTAAGATGGGCCATCGATGAGAAAGCATCTGCTATCGCAAAGAAGTTTGAAAGTCAGAATGAAGGCCTGCTGGTTACCTACTCTGTCAAGATAGAAGCCACAGTCATCAATGATGTAGAAATGATGGATGAAAAAGGACACGTGATATGAGTAAGACGAAACAAGTGCTGGAACTTAACAGCCCATCGATGAAGACGAAGCACGAGCGACTGACAGGGCTTGTGCAGAAGTGCAACTATTGTTGTGGAAATGGCTGGTTCTGGGGTAGTGATGATTGCAAAGACCCTGAGAAAGTGCCATGTCCTATGTGTGGAGGCGCGGGCCAGATGCGCCCAGTGATAACCATAGATTGGGAACCAGTATGTCAGGACAAGTAAACAACTTCGCACGGTTCTACGGGCTGCTGAAACTGATGCCAGGTATGGATAAGGATGAGTTGAAGCAGCAGCTGGTGAGTCAATGGACTTGCGGCAGAACCGAGAGCCTGCGCGAAATGACACAACATGAGTACCATAAGATGTGCGACCATCTGGATAACTCATTGAAGCAGCAGGGCAAGAATGACAAGGACACTTTCAATGCCCTACGCCGTCACAAGCGTAGCATCTGCCTGAGACTATTGCAGAAGATAGGCGTTGACACTACTGAGTGGAATGCCGTGAACTGTTACTGCAAGAGTCCGAAGATTGCCGGTAAGGTGTTCAGGGATCTGAGCCTTGACGAACTTGACGAACTGTCACTGAAACTGCGCATGATATTGAAGAAAAAGCAAGAGCAATGACCCTTGCACAGAAAAACCATTTTATAAACAATTAAAACATCAAAAACAATGGCAACAAAAAGACAAAAGAAGACAGTCATCACGGGTGTTAGCCGCGATGCAGCCGAAGAGGCATTTGCAAGCTATGCGAAGGCAGATGCACAGATTGAGAAAATCAATGCAGAAATTGACCTGCAATGTGCGAAAATCCGCGAGAAGTACCAGAGCCAGTTAGGCACTCTCGCCTGTGACCGCGAATGTGCCTTTGACACCCTCAAGGCATACGCCACCGAGAACCAGGCAGAACTCTTCACCAAGAAGAAGAGCCTGGACATGGCACATGGAACTATTGGCTTCAGGACCGGCACGCCCAAGCTGAAGACCTTGAAGGGCTTCACTTGGGCCTCTGCCTTGACGCTTGTGAAAAAGTACATGCCAGGCTATGTTCGCACGAGCGAAGAGATAGCCAAAGACAAGCTGCTGGCAGACCGTGAACTGGAGGCAGTTGACTTCGTTGAGAACGGCATCACGAAAAAGAAGGAGTCGATGAGCGCTGCAATGGCCGAATGTGGTATCATAGTAGCCCAAGACGAGGCTTTCTATGTGGAGCCTAAGAAAGAGGACGCAGACCAATAAAAAGCGTCTCAGAAGGCGCAAAAACGGCTTTTTGTACTTAATGTGAACTGAAAATGAGGCATTCCAAGCGGGATGCCCCATTTTTTATGCACAAAGTGCAGAATTTTATGTATCTTTGCACGCAGAATGGCAAAAGGAAGAAACAAAGAGCTTATCTCCAGCAGAGACCTCAGACTGTTTGAGCGCTACTATTATTGGACGGAAATTCGCCGGCTTCGTTTTGATGATACCATCAAGAAGTTGAGCGAAGAAGAGTTCTTTATCTCAGAAAGCCGCGTGATGCAGATTGTCCGTAAGATGATCCAGAGCGGTGCCACTGTTGAAGGTAAACGCATCGAGCGTCCCTTGTTTACCGGCTTCAAAGTGGCTGCCACTAAAGTTTCCCCGCCGAAATCACAACCTTACGAGGCGCATCAGCTTTTACTGTTTCCCGAATAATGTCCGTAGCAGATAGAGAGTACAGCATTTCATATACCTTGATGCCGTGACTCCAAGTATAGAAGCGTGACTTCTCACGTGTAAGTTCCCCATCCTCATCAGGACGGTAGCCCTGCAAGATCTTGTGAAGCTCTTTGACCATTTCAGCCCTCTCCAGCGTTTTTTCTTCCGTTCCTGAACCATAGTGGGTGTCATCATAGCAGTCAATGACCAGACGCACGTTGACCTTCGCTTTTCCCTTCTGGCTTTTACCGCTGAGATTAGACCATTCCGTTTCAGGGATGTCGATGAGCACACAGGGGAACGTGACAGGATAGGTGTCAACATCCTCTTTGTCGATAGCCTCCAGTTGTCCGTAGTCTTCATCAACCAGTGAGAATGAAGGCATCTTCTCCTTGATGTGGTCAATGAGATGATAAAGCAATAATTCCATCTTTTATTTTTTGGATAGTGTCGTTAATGAGTTTGTTTACTTTCACGCGCAGTTCCGCAGAGTCACCCATGAACTGGCGCTTGGGGATATGCGCATGGACGGTGATGTTCCGTTTCTTGGTAAGCGCAAGCCCCTTCCATTTTTCTGCTTCTCGAGGCAGTATCTTTGGTAGTTTGTCCCCTTTCTTTACTCCAGCAATTGAATAGACCATTTTCCACGCATGACCTCTCATCTTTTTTGTGACAGTGGGATGTGTGGTGATGTCGCCCCCGTTATTGTGTATGGCGGCATACGGCACAGGATTATCAATGGTGACTTCGCCCGGTGAAGACTTCCATTGGATGGAATTCATGAGATGATCGTTTCCAGAGGTCAGAGGTCCGTCTTTCTGCCGCGGATGGAAGGGGTCATCCTGGCGACGTGTCCGTTTCCAGGGGTGCAGCCCATTGTCGAGCCAGCCGCCATCCCGGAAGTTCTGCTTGAAGTGGTTTACTGCCACTACACCGACCTTTCGAGGAAGCCTGTCATGAACTTCCTTCAAGATGTCATCCTTGGCCTTTATGACGAGTTTTTCTATGTCTCTTGCATCCATTGGCTTTACGTTTATAGGCCCAGCGGAAAACCGCAGGGCACAGTGACTATTTAGGCATTGCTGTGTAGAGCGCCATTTCACGGAAGTAGTCAGCATCTTTGTTCACCTGCTTGGTGCTTATCCAGAACTTGATCTGCTTCATAGAAACGACAGTTGGTTTGCCCTTGAAGTTGAGCACTAAGAACTTGCGGCGTTGCTCGTTGGCGAGCTGCTGAGCCTTTTTGATGGCATTCTTTTTTCTGACGTTAAAGAGCCAATTTTTGAAGAAAATGATAATTTTTTCCATGTTTTGTTTGTTATTTGAAAATAAATGTGTATATTTGCGGCAGAAAATAGTTCCTTATCTATGCCAGATTGTATTTCTGGCCGTGATTTGGGGCTATTTTCTTTTTAGCCCCTTTAAGATGTTTGGTCCATCTGATATACTATATAGTATTTTGCTTCCATCCACGTATTCTTTCACAATTATCCATGTCTTATCTCCTTGAATAGATGTTTCAAACAAGTGCACCCATTTTGAGCCAGGTTTTTCACTTATGTCTTTTTTCCATCCGAGATAAGTTGACTCTTTCAGGACCCTATCTATATAAAGTATCATTCTATTCTTCTCAGCAAAGTGGATATGCGGCTGGTTCGTCCACTCGTCTATGCTTCTGCGCGAGATACTTATTTCACCCTCTAATTTCTCATGTGATATAGTAGAACCTTGAAGAGCCTTTCGAGCTTCTTTCTTAATCTCAGAAACATGGCTCCTTTCAGAACCATACAAACAACCATCAATGAATGGGCAGTTATAGCAGTCCTTTTCCCTGTTCAGGAACAAAGCTTTGAGACGGTTGGTGAAGCCACCCTTCTTATATGCGAAACAGTGGCTGCAGTCGCTGGGGAAATACGGGTGCTTGTCAGAGAACGTATGTCCGTCTTTGCCAGGATTGTTTTCAAGTCCACGTTGCGGCTGTGTGGGTTCCAAGTCAGCGGGACGCACTACAGGCTCATCGATAGCCTCCAATGAGCACTTGCAGTTCCAACGGTCGCCAGGATGATGCTCGTTCCAGAATGGATCATCGACGGGCAAGGTGAGCTTCATGCGCCAGTAGGCAGCGTGTGTGCTTTCCGGCTCTGGTGAAGTCGTAGGCATCCATCGAAGGTTTGGGAAGATGTCTTTGTTACGTTCAAACTCCTGCCAGTCAGCAGCTGCATGTGCTCTTATAACAGCCGTGTCGTACTCTGTGCGCAACCATGCACCCACCTGATGGGAAGATATAGAAGACACGTCACGCAGCCACTTGTCAAACGATTTGAGGTTACCGCTGGCATCAAAGAGCTTAGCGGCCATGTCCTCACCCATCTGATGCACCTTGAAGGCGGCAAACACCTCATTGGAGTGGCGCAGGTTCTGATAGAAGAGGCGGTCGTGTGTTGGTGGTGTCTTCGCCTGAGAAAGTCCCTCTACGGTTCCTTCATTGATGACACGCAGCACCTCACGCCAGATGGTCGGCTCAATCTCGTTTGAAGTGTCGAAGCCGTTATATACCTTTTTCAGGAACTGGTTGAGGACATTGGCATCAAAACGGATGGAGTTTTCAAACCTGGTACCACTGCAACATGAGCAACCATGATGGTGCTCCCCATAATAGAGCGAGTCAATCAGAAGTCGGTGTCCGCCCCGGTGTTCGGGGCTATTCCGAAAAAACGGTTCAAGATGTTTTTGAACGCTTTTTTATTACCGTTCAAAGGCTGCTTTCCCGATGGAGAATCATCGGGCACGGTGGCTTCGTTGAGAGCATTGCGTGCTGCTTCTTTCTGAGCTGCCGCGTCTGCTTTCTGCTGGTTGTAGTCCTGTGGTTTTGCAATGGTGAATGTCTCGTAGAGCCAGTCGTCATCCATCGGAAGCCCAATGTCGTGAAGTCCCTTTACTATCTCCAGTTGGTTAAGAGGTTCCATTCGTTCCTTGCGTGCATAGACGAATTCACCCCCTTCCACGTTGAAACCAAGGCTGGCAAAGATAGGTCGCATCTGATAGTTCAGGATGTCCAGAATAAACTCGCGGTCATCTGCGTTCATGTCATCCTCTTCCTCCTTGTGTACCGTGCCGAGCGCCTGTGTGCCCGTCTTCTGTGCATCTGTAGTGAGCGTATTGCCAAGGACCCGGATGGAGATTTTGCTGTCCCAATAGTCAGCAAAAGTCTCGTAGAGGTCACTGGAGCCAGTCTTGTTGCCTGCCTCAATCAATGTCAGTTCGCTATCCTTCGGGTGGATATAGACTGCGTTGGAGCCTTGCCGTCTGGCATCAGCGATAAGGCGCTTTCGTGCAGTCTCATCACCTGCATCATAGGTGTATTCCCTTATGGGCATACCGAAGATGTTGCAGAACTGAGCCCAGTCTGCCATATCGCCACGCTTGTAGAGGACAGTCGGCATGAGTTCGGCGAAGATGCCCAGCCCTCTTTCGGTACCGACAAAGAGGCAGTTAGGGAAGTTCTCGATGGGGATGCCTTGCTGGTCGCCCTGGAACTTCAAGAGCTGCTTCTGTACAGGGTCATAGTGCTTGCGGTCGATGAGGTCATAATGGATGTTTCCATCATCATCGAGATAGAACTGTACGAGCGTAAATCCCCAGAACTCCGACATGAGCAGGTCCTTACGCAGCTGCTTGAACCATGGGCTTCGTATTTGCGAAGATATGACCTCATCAGGCTGTCCGTCCCTGACAAATTCAATGGGGAACCGAGTTACCCCCCTGAGACGCTTAGCCAGGACCCCCGCCAGATGCAGGTCCAGCAGAGCAGACTCGTACATATCGAAGAGTCGCGTTCGGTTGGAATAGTCAACACTCTTGGCGAGCGTGATTGAACTCATGTAAGCGTTCATGTCGAAAAGGAAAATCTCCGGCATCTGCAGCACCACATCCGGCAATCTCTGGCCGTTAGGAACGCGCATACCACCCTGGGTAATCTGCTTGGTGCTGTTCCTCTTATTCTTAATCTTATTCATAGTCATTTATCTGAATGTAGGTCTTATATCGTCAGCCTGTATCTGCCAGGGGGAATTGTCGCCAAGTTCCTCAGCTGGAAGTAACGGTGCCCCGTCGATGGTGATGTCACCCTTCATGACACCTTTGAGCCATTCGATGGCGCGGTCATATCTGTCCTGTCTTATCTTGGCAATCTTATAGGGATTGTGCTGACAGAAAATGTGATATACAGTGATGTCGATGGCGAACATGAGAATGAGCGCATGGCGGTCAGTTCCTGTTGCTGAAAAGATGGCATCACAGTCATACGCCTTGTTGAGATAAGAGCGCATTTCGGAAATTGCTCTGTCCTCACATATCTCTATGATCTGAGGGTCATAGGATGCTGAGTCTTTCCGCAGGAGCGAGTCAAGTATCTCCTTGTGGATGGTAGCATCATAGTCTGTGGTGTTGATGAAATTTGCCATAGTTACATGCGATATGGGTTTTGTTCGTTAAGTTCCTTGTATGAGATAGTGACAGCCGGTTGCAGTTCGGCAGTCTTTTCGGCAATGATGGTGAAGCCACCTTCGATGCAGTCAGGACCATCGGCATTGTAAGGCAGGTGCATTTCAAAGAGCTTGAACTGATTGATGAGCTCCTGCATGTGCGGATTGTCCTGTTCGTCTTCATTGAATATCCAAGCTCCGTTTCTGTCAATCGGTTCCAGGTTGGCTTCTATACGAGTGGCCTTGTCAGTCTTCTTGCGCTCATCACCTTTGATGTAGAGGTCACGCTTGCGTCTTTTGCACTCGTCACGGAGCAGCGGTTTGAACACTTGCTCAAAAAATGGATCTTGTAGCGTATTGTTCTCCATATAGCAATAGACATTCGTTTTACCGCCCACATAGTCCATAATATCGAAATACCACCCTATGAAGTTGGCATTCAGTTCACGTGCCAAGAAGCCTTTTATGATGTAGTATGTTCCTTTAAGTTTACCTACAAGCCATAGGGCCTTTGTAGAATCAGCCTTATGACGTTTATTTGATGGAGCAGGATCGCCATAGAGTATAAGGAACGGGAACTTGCGAAGCGGCGGCACCTTGCCAAACGGCAGGTTCTTGAAGATGGTACCCTCTGAAACAGGATTGTTGAAATACTCAGCCTGAGCATTCTTGGAAGAGATATTTGACAGTACAGTGTCTATTTGCTCTTCTGTATTTTTCTGTGGCCAAGTGCTCTTTCCATTCTTATCCCTGATATTGACAATATCCCAATGCTTAGCACGTTCCCCAGCTCGCTTGATGCAGCAGTCCTTGGCAATGATGTTACCACACCATAACACAAGTGTAGGCTCAGAGATGGAACGTGTTGGATAAAGCGCTCCCTCAAACCAGTCCCACTTCTTTTTCAGGGTCTCTGGATTACGGCAGTCCTCATCAGTGTCGTAGTCATCAAGGTAGATGACATCAGGGCGAACCTCTTCATTCCTGGCACCACGAGGGGCAGAACCAGCACCGAGGGCAACGAAATTAGCCCCACAACGTGCAGTGAAGTCCTTGTCGGTCCAGGCACCAAGGGTTACCTGATTGCCATAGAACTGACGCAGGCGTGGGTTGCTCTCGAAGTTGAGCCTGTAAGGGGTAAGCAGACGGATTGCCGATGTCTCAGTAGCCGATGCCAGAACAAAGAACCTCTTGCGCTTAGTCAGTGCCAGGAACATATTGATGAACATGGCCACCGTTGACTTCGCCAGCTCACGACTCCATGACAGCACCTCATACCATTCAGGATGATCAATGACGCGGTGGATAGCCTTGATGTGGAAAGGCGCAAAGTCGTACTTGGCATATTTGGGGAAGAAATACTGGATCCAGGCAATAGGGTCTTTCTCCAGTTCCATACGTCGCTTCTCGATGTCACGTTTTGACATCCAGTCTTCTACGGGAACGTCAGCGGCAAGCGCCTTGTGATGCTCTTCCCACCGCTGGAGGGCTTTTCTGTCTTCGAGTGTCATTTCATTACATTTTATGTTAAAATGCAGTTGGCTTACGCCTACTTCATCTGATCCTTTATGAACGCATCAAGCAGTTCGTTAAACTCCTTTGTCTTATCGAGGTCAAGAGGACGGAGCCAGTTGGTGAAACGTATGCCCACATCCACGATGTCTGCAATGCCTACGTCCTGTTCTATCTTCTTGATGGCGGATGCCAACTTGGCGAGCGTGTCAGCCTCTGCAACAGTGGCAAATCGCTTGCCCTCTTCACGGTCATTGATATTGTTGTTTATCTCAATGATCTGGCGGTTCAGTCCGGACAGTATCTGTGCCGGCGTGATAGTGATGGACGCTTTGAGTTGTTCCCAGCCCCCATCCTTTATCCATCGGGAAACTGTCTGCCTGGTGGTACCCACCTTATCAGCAATTTCCTCCTGAGTGAAGTTTCCATTGAGATATAGCGACTTGGCAATATCCTTTTTGTCGATGTTCTGTTTACCCATATAAATGCTATTAAAATCGGTGCAAAGTTCGTGATAAATTGGAAAAAAACGAAATGCCGAATTTATGATAGCATCCTGTGTGAGTGTCATTATAACCTCCTGGTTCTAAGATAAAACCATCATTTGTGAATACCGAAAAAACATTAGATATTTGCACCAAAATTTACACATAATGACAACTAAGTATTTCAACATTATTCCCGGAGAGGACAGCGCCACACTGCTTTTGTATGGTGACATTGGCGACGGCAACAAAGTGGAGAGCGGTCGCATCGTGAGTGAACTGATAGCCCTTCAGTCTCAGTATGATAAGATAGACGTGCGCATCAACAGCCGAGGCGGAGACGTGTTCAGTGGCATGGCCATCTACAATGTTCTGCGCCAGTCTAAGAGTGACATTACTATATATATAGATGGAGTAGCAGCCAGCATTGCTGCTATCATTGCCCTGTGCGGAAAACCCCTCTACATGAGCCCATACGCTAAACTAATGCTTCATAGTGTGAGCGGTGGCACTTGGGGCAATGCCTCTGTCTTACGCCAGACTGCTGACCAGATGGAGCAGCTACAGAAAGATTTGGCTAACATGATTGCCGGACGTTGCGGCATGAAGGCTAAAGACGTACAGGCAAAATACTTCGATGAGAAAGACCACTGGATAGATGCCCAGGAAGCAGTGGAAATGAAGCTGTGTGATGGCATCTATGACATGGCGACTACCGAAGAGCAGCCTAAAACAGCAGAAGAGATCTATAACTTTTTTAATAACCGGCTCGTTTTCGAGCCACAAAATTCACAAGAAATGGCTTTAATAGATGACATCAAGGCTATCCCTTCTTTCAGTGACAAGGAGGATGCCAGTGCTATTGTAGCACACATCAAGGCGTTGGAGAACAAGGCAACGAAGGTTGACGCTCTCCAGCAGGCGAACGATGCTTACAAGACGCAGATTGCGGACTTGCAAGCGAAAGAAGTAGATGCTTTCCTGAACACGGCAGTGTCAGAGGGCAAGATCACCAAGGAGCAGCTTCCCACCATGAAGAAGCTCATGATCAGTGACCGTGCAGCAGCAGAGGAACTGATCAACAGCATGAAGGTTCAGGGCGGTGCCCGTGCCGTTGACTTCATCGACCAGGGCGGCGCCAAGAATGCCTTTGAGGGCAAGACATGGGACCAGCTTGACAAGGAGAACCGCCTTGCCGACCTGAAGGCTCAGAACAAGGAACTGTTCTGTTCGCTCTACAAAGACAAGTTCGGTGTGGACTACAAAGAGTAAAACAACAAGAAGTGTAACCTTTTAATTATTTACAACAATGGCATTAAACAAACAAGTATGGTTGAACACCATCGTCGAGAACTTCTTTCCCGACAACAGCTTTGCCACGAAGAGTATTGATGACTCCGTTTTCGTGAGCAACAAGACAGTGCACATCCCTAACGCTGGAACCCCTTCCGGTGTTGAGATTAACCGCACTCAGAAACCTGCGTCAGTGAACCAGCGCACAGACAATGATCTGACCTACGACATGGATGAACTGACCACAAACCCCATCTACATCCCGAACATCGACACGGTGGAACTGAGCTATGACAAGCGCCAGAGCATTCTTTGGAATGACCGTATGGAGCTTCAGAAGCAAGCCCACCAGAACCTGCTTTACCGTTGGTTCGTCGCAGGCCAGGTTATTGAGACCGAAGGCGAAGCCCGTGATGCTCACACCTCATCCGCTGCCACTGGTAAGCGTAAGGCCCTAACCAAGGACACTATCCTGAAGCTGATGACCCGCTTCAACCAGGATGATGTGCCAGCAACTGGTCGCTACATCCTTCTGGATGCAGTCATGTATGCCGACTTGCTGAAAGACCTTACCGAGAAGGAGCTTAGTGCGTTCCTGGCATCAGCAAACGCCCAGAAGGGAATTTTGGGCAACCTCTACGGTTTTGACATCATGCAGCGCTCACAGGTGCTGCGCCTGACATCGGGCAAATCCCTGTTGAAGTGGCATGAGAATGCAGCCGCTACCGAGCTTGCAGCCGGTCTTGCATGGCAGGAGCAGTGTGTGAGCCGTGCTATGGGCGAAACAAAGATGTTTGACAGCACAGATGATCCTACCTACTACGGCGACATCTATTCGTTCCTGGCCCGCGTAGGCGGCAGCTATCGCCGTTACGACAAGAAGGGCATCTACGTTATTGCAGAGGCAACTGCTACTGCAGCAGAACCCACTACTCCTACTATTGAAGGCGCTGGCAGCCTGGACCTGTCCGCAGAATCAGGAAGTAATATTCGCACATACGCAACAAGCAATGGCGCAGGCATTACAGCAGAGAGTGACTCCGATTGGCTCACTGTTAGCGTAAATGGTAAACAAGTCACCTTTACTCGCACAGCATACGCTTACGATGCTGAGGGTGAAGCGACACGTACCGCTACCGTAACAATCGGTATTGACGGTACTAATGTGACCAAAACTGTAACTGTTACTCAGGCAATGGCTGCAAACGCATAATCAAGCCTGTGCTTAACCCTTAAAACATGACTCTTATGCAACTACCAAGAGTAAAAATTCAGTTTCTAAACGGGCAGATTGGAACCGTCGGGGACAGTCCCGACGGTCTCATGGCCCTTGTGGTCAGACTCAATATTCATCAAGATTCTCCACTGAAGTACGGCACCGTATATGAGCTGTACGGCATGGACGATTTGACGGCCATGGGTGTGACAGCAGAGGATGGAGGCTACCTGTATAAGCATGTGAAGGAATTCTATGACGAAGCTGAGCCTGGCACAAAATTTGTGCTTTATTTCGTCGATATGATGGATTCTCTTTCTGATCTCTGCGACAAAAACAATACCAACATACATGGCCTACGCCACCTCATAGAATCCACAAACGGGAAGTTGCGCGGTATAGGCATTGTAGGGACGCATATCTCCAAATACAATCCAGAAATAATTTATGGACCAGTCGGTAGTTTCGACGAGATTTCTGTTGCTGGCATAGAAGACGAGATATATGAAGCTCTTCCCAATGCGCAACAATTGGCAGAGTGGTCAACCACGGAACTATACGCTCCATTTTTTATCGTCCTGGAGGGTAGGAGTTACAACCCCGATGGTTCTCTTCCGGACCTGACAGAGGAAAGATACAACCGTTGTGCCATCGTGATGGGTGACACAGATCCTACCAGTAAAGGTGCCGCTGTTGGAACACTGCTTGGCCGCATAGCGAGCATTCCTGTTCAGCGCAACATCGGTCGGGTGAAAGACGGCAGTCTGTTCCCTCTTGAGATGTATGTAGGGAGCGAAAAGATAGAGTCCGGCAGCAGTACCGTTAACAGGATTTTCGAGAAGGGATACATAGTGCCGCGCAAGCATGTAGGCAGAAGCGGCTACTTCTATGCCGATGATCCGATGGCATGTGACCCTACCGATGACTATGCCCACATTACGAGCCGCCGTGTAATAGACAAAGCATATCGCATTGCCTATGACACGATGCTTAACGAACTGCTTGACGAGATTGACCTGAACGAAGACGGCACGATGCAGCACGCAGTCATCAAGAGCTGGCAGCAGACTCTGGAGAATGCCATCAATCGCCAGATGACTGCTAACGGAGAGCTGAGTGCTACCGATGGCGAAGGCTGTCAGGTATATATCAACGAAAAGCAGAACGTGGTTTCCACCTCCAAGATCGTGCTGACCCTGAAAGTGCGTCCTCACGGCTATGCCCGCTACATCGACGTGAACTTAGGCTTCTTAGTAACAACTGCTTAAACAGAAGAGACATATGGTAAACACAAGAGAATATGAATGGTCGGACGTGTCAGTAGTTCTGGCAGGCCGTCTTGTGACCGGTCTTCGCGGTGTAAAGTACAGTGCGAAGCAGGAGAAAGAGCTGCTGCATGCGAAGGGCAACAAGCCTCATAGCATCCAGCGTGGCAACAAGACCTACGACGGTGAGATTACTCTGCTGCAAAGCGAGTATGAAGCATTGAAGCAAGCCAGCGGTGGTGACATCCTGGATTCCAGTGTGGATATTGTTGCAGCCTATGGCAACCCTACAGCTGGGGACGTTGTAACTACCGATGTACTGATTGGCGTTGAGTTCACTGAGGACAACACCGAGTGGAAGCAAGGCGACAAGTTCCAGGAGAAAACCTTGCCGTTTATCTTCATTGACAAAAAGAGCCTGTAACCCTGTGGGAGCCCACAGGGTGCAGTAGCCCTTTGAACAGTATTCAAAAATCATTCAAACAGTAGTAAAAATGAAGTACACAAAAGAACAAGTCGCCGAATGGAAAAAGAAGCACGGCACAGTTTATGAAATCAGCGTTGATGGTAAGAGCTGCATCGTACGCAAGCCGAACCGCAAGGATCTGAGCTATGTGAGTGTGGTGAAAGACCCCATTAAGATGCAAGAGACACTTCTGAAACAGCTTTGGGTTGATGGTGATGAGGAAATCAAAACTGATGACGACCTTTTCTTCGCAGCCTGCAATCAGTTGGAAGAGGTGCTGCAACTTAAACAGGCAGATATAAAAAAGCTTTAGCGGATGCCGATGTCCCAGGTGCCGAAGATGGCGATGTGTTGTTCCTAAACACACTCCTGAGGTATTACATGCACATTGACCCTGACACGTTGAGTGATGAAGAATGGGCTTGGACTATCCGGTATCTGATTGACATCCGCAAAGAAGAATCGAAGGCAAACAACAATGGACAGCGTACTTAAATTTCTCATTAAGTTACAAGCAGATGAGGGGAACGTTCTGGGAGTCGCCAGACGAACCTCACAGCAGCTGGACGAAATATCCCGTAAGGCGACTTCTACAGGGGCTCGCTTACGGGAAGCCTTCTCTTTCTCTAACTTCAAAGGTGCTTTAATGTCCCTGCCAGGTATGCGGTTCCTGACAAATCCCTATACGCTCATTGGTGCTGGGATCGGCGCAATCACAGCATTGGGGTCGCAGGCAGAGCAGACAAGTGTGGCCTTCACAACCCTTGTAGGCAGCGAGGAAAAAGCAGCTAAAGCATTACAAGACATCAACAATCTGGCAGCAAAGTCGCCTTACAGTAACCTCGACTTTGTTGACAATGCAAAGACGATGCTCAGCTTTGGGATGGAAGTGGATAAGGTTAATGGCTATTTGAGACAGTTAGGTGACATCGCTTCCGGCGACAAAAACAGGTTGTCTGGTTTGTCACTTGTGTTAGGGCAGGTGGCTTCTGCTAACAAATTGTCTGGACAAGATAACCTTCAATTCATCAACCAAGGTTTCAACCCACTGAAAGAATTGCAAAAGATGACGGGCAAGACCTATGCTGAACTACAAGACATGATGTCTAAAGGGCAGATAGGTTTTGATGCGGTTGCAGCAGCTATCAAACATGCTACCAGCGAAGGCGGCGCTTTCTATAAAATGTCAGAGAAACAGTCACAGACTCTTTCTGGAAAGATATCTACATTAGTGGGTAATATCCAGATAAGGGTCTCTGGGTTATTCCAGTATATTGAGCCTCTTTTGTTTAGTCTTGTAGATTTGTTTGATGCGATTGTCCCACCTATCACTAATGTTTTAGGAGTCATATTCTCAGTTGTTGGTAAAGTCATCGGCTTCATCGTCAGGTGGAAAGAGGAACTTGGCTTATTGGCTGCTGTGGTTGCTGTTGGCACCATTGCCTTCAATGCCCATACTATTGCGGTAGGTGCAATGGCAGCAGTTCAGGGTGTAGTTACTCTTTCAACACAGGCTTGGACAGCTGCGCAGTGGCTATTGAACGCGGCACTGAACGCCAACCCGATAGGCATTGTGATAACAGGCATTGCAGCCCTCGTTGCAGCAGTTGTCTATTGCTGGAATAAGTTTGCCGGTTTCCGTGCCTTCATGCTCACGATGTGGACTACTATTAAAAGTTTTGGCAATATCATCAAAGAGTTCCTGATTGACAGGTTCAAGACCTTCCTGAGCGGAATCGGGAAAGTTGGCCAGGCATTGGCAAAGCTCTTCAATGGAGACTTCAAGGGGGCGTGGTCAAGTGCCGTTGAAGGTGTCAAGGACATTACAGGCATCACAAGTGCAGAGAAAGCCCTGAAATCAACTAAGCAGCTCGCTGGTGGTGTTGCCGCTGAATACGATAAGAACTACCGCATCGAGAGCCAGAGGCAACAGCAGAAAGACACAAAGAAAGAAGCTGCTATTGCAACGCCCGGCACAAAGGGCAGTTCGGAAGAGGTTGTGTTCAAAGCAGCCAATGGTGGGAAGAGTGGCAAGGGCGGCAAGGGTAACAAAACCGCTGAAGCCTTGGCTACAGGTGGAACGAGAAACACCAGTATCACCATGAACATTGGCAAGTTCTTTGACAACATCTATGTGACAATGGCAGACAGAACGGACACAGCAGAGCTTGAACGTATTGTGCTCCAGAGCATGAACAGGGCCCTTGCCATAGCAACCAGTACCGAGAGATGAAGACATCAAGGTTCATACTACAGAATATTGCCCTCAGGGCTATGGGCCTGACAAAGGTTCCTCCCTATGGATTGTTCCGTGAGAATAACTTTCACGGCATCAACACGGGCTATCTGCCATTAGGCAAGTCTTTCCCGGATAGTGATGAGTTCAATGTGGAAGATTTGAGCGATGCGGAACTGGAAGAGGTAGTCATAACCAATGCCATCGGTGTTCCGATGGTGATGCCCCTTCGCTTCCAGTTGGAAGAGTCTGGGGCCAAGGAATGGCTGTTTCCTGTGGAGCCAATGATCAGCCTGAACGGTCAGAATATCCTTATTCGCCGTCATGTGAGCAAAGGCACCATCAAGGGTAGCATCAAAGAACGGTGGACACAGGATGACTACACCGTAAGAATAGAAGGCATCCTCATGTCACGTGAAGGGAAATACCCTGATGAGGACGTGGCCACGCTGAAGAACTTCTGTGAGGCAGGACACGTGAAGGCACTGTGTCCGCTACTGGAGATCTTCGGCATCAGTCAGCTGGCGATAGAGAGCTGGGATATTCCCTTCACCACCGGACTGACAAATCAGAACTATACCATCACAGCCTACAGCGATGACATCTACAAGCTGCTGTTGAGCCGTGATGACTTAAATACATAAGAGCGATGTACACAATGCAGTATGACATACAGATTGGCGACTTCCGGCTGGGGATGCTTGACAAGGTGGAAATCCACAAGAGCGTTGAGCAGCTGGCAGACACGGCTGTTATCACTCTGCCCGCGTCGCAATACAACCAGGCACTCCAGGTTGAAGACAAGTTGAAGCGTGGTGACGGTGTCATCATCAAGTTCGGATATGAAGAGACCGGTATGGAACTTGAGTTTGACGGATGGCTGCAACGCATATCGACTGACGGCGGCAATATCAAGCTGCATTGCGAAGATGACCTTTTCCTGTTCAGGAAGGAGCTCCCGAATGAGGTCTTGAAAAATGTCACCCTGGAGGCGCTTCTAAAGAAGGTCATCAATGGTTGCGGCATTGGTCTGACGCTGGACTGCACCTATAGTTGGACGTATCAGAAGTTTGTCATCAACAACGCTACAGGTTTTGATGTACTGAAAAAGGTCCAGGAAGAGTGCGGTGCAGACATATATGTGGATGACAAGCTGCATGTGCATCCCCCAGGCGAGAAGATTGGAGAGGAACGCTTCTATGACCTTGCCCTGAATGTCGAAAAGGAAGATCTTACCTACCGGCGTGCCGAAGACAAGAAGGTGAAGGTGGTGGTCAAGGCCCTAATGCCTGACGGAACCGTCAAGGAGGTTGAGACCGGCAGCACTGGCGGCGAGAAGATTGAAGTCAAGTGTGCCACCTCTGATGAAGCCTCGATGAAGGCACGTGGAGAACTGGAGGTGAAGCGCAGAACCTATGACGGCTATGAGGGTAGCATCACTGGCTGGCTGATACCGATGTGCAAGCCTGCTGACAGCGTGACCATCAAGGATAAGGATTACCCCTTTAAGGATGGCACCTATTTCGTGACCTCTGTGACAACTGAGTTCGGAAAAGAAGGAGGCTCCAGGAAAATTGATTTAGGCTTTAGATTGAGCTAACTATATATGAATGAGTACAGCAAACTGAAAGGCTATCTGGGCGGGATTGGCAGCAAAGGTATTGCCATCACCCAAGGCATCGTAAGATCGGTGTCCGGCAATCTCTGCGAGGTGGAGATTGGGAATATCGTCATTCCTGATGTCCGGCTCAGAGCTTCAGAGCTGGATGATGACGGTGAGATGCTTGTAACCCCGAAGATAGGCAGTGCCGTGACCGTCGGCAGCCTGAACGGCGACCTGTCTCAACTGGTGGTTCTGCAAGTGGACCACATCGAGACCATCGTAATCAATGGCGGCAAGCTGGGCGGCCTGATAAACATTGAGCAACTGACAGATAAGATAAACGGCTTGGTGAACACCTTCAACAGCCATACGCATAATGTGACGGTGTCGCATCCAGGCGGTACATTTACGACAGTAACCCCCGGTTCCTCAGCCTCATCCTTCAAGAAGGGTGACTATGAGGACGAAAAGATAAAGCACTGATATGACAGGAATACAGTTGAAATGGGAAACGGATGAAGCGTTTTGTCTGGAACCAGCCATAAAGAACGGTCATTTGGAAATGGGGGATATTCTGAGGCAGAACCAGGCACTGCTGCTGACATTGCACAAAGGGGAGCTGAAGGAACGCCCTGCAGTGGGTGTTGGCATCAGCGACATGCTGCTGGATAATGACCCCATCTACTGGCGTACCTCCATCAAGGAACAGCTGGAGATGGACGGCCAGAAGGTGGGTGGCGTGAAGATAACAAAAACGAACATACAGATAGAAGCAACCTATTAGCGATAATGGAACAGCATACGAAAGACAAAATTCAATATACGACAGCCGTAGTGACGTTGTTCAGCGGGATTGTAATGTGTTTCCTGGCCTTTTTCAAGAGTGCCGACGGTGATGTCCCGAATGGTGCTCTTTGGTATTTCGGCCAAACGCTGGTATATGCTGCAACTGTTTTCGGCTTCAAGTTGGCCGTCGATGAATTTTTACGTAAAAACAAATAAAGATTAAGATTATGAGAAACATCAAGTACATTGCCGTACACTGTACGGGTGGAAACCAGAAAGCCACAGTAGCTGACCTTGTAGCAGAGTTCCGGCGCAAAGGGTGGAAAGACCCAGGTTACCACTATGTGGTTCTGGCTGACGGAAAAATTCACCAGTTGCTTGTGACAGACAAAGTGAGCAATGGTGTGAAAGGTTTCAACGGCGTGACAGTTAACGTGGCCTACACAGGTGGCATTGATTCCAATGGCAAATCAGTAGATAACCGGACCCCCGAGCAGAAGGCCTCACTGCTCAGGCTATTAAAGTCGCTCAAAGAGAAGTTCCCCCAAGCCATCATAAAAGGCCATAGGGATTTCAGTCCTGACAAGAACGGCAACGGGAAAATAGACCTGTGGGAACGCATCAAGGACTGTCCCTGCTTTGACGCCATGGTAGAATATAAAGACATCTGATGCCATGAAACGTATTCTGTACATTCTTTTGGCGATGTTTCTTCTTTGCAGTTGCAGGACAAAGGAGAAAGTGACAGAACGGCTGATAGAAACGTCTCTGTCAAGTAGTACACAAGCCCAGTCAACCACTCAACACAGCGAACAGCAGGGTCAGACATCTATGACAGAGGAAGCAACTCAGACATCATGGAGCGACAGCATTGTTGAGCGGTACCATGAGCGTATTGTGACAGACTCATCAGGTCGTGTTCTCCTTCATGAGCGTGAGCATAGCAAAGACACTTACAAAGGCAAAAGCAAGAGCCAGACAAACCGTGCCGGCAATTGCCAGGAGAACAAAACGGAGCAGAGCCAGGCTCTGACACAAGAACAACGCGATTCCACCTATAATGGTGCCAGCACAAATGAAGTAAAGGTAGTTAAAAGAAATACGTGCTGGTGGATATGGGTACTAGTGATACTTTTCGGCCTTTTGGCGGTATGTTTTCTTGCATTGCGAATATACCTGCGACGCTGGTGATGCGCCGGCACAAAACTAATAAGATGATGAAACAGACAGTCAAAGACGGGCAGACACTGGCAGATGTGGCCATACAGGAATACGGGTCATGGGAAGCAATGATAGCCATTGCCAGAGAAAACAATATGAGCATGACGGAGGTCCCTGATGCCGGAACAGAGTTGACGATGCCGGATGCCTCATGGAACCGCACTATGCAGAACTATTGCAAGAACAACGATGTGAGTCCTGCAACCGCTCGTGACCAAGGCAATGTTCGCCTGCGCATCTTTGGCGAAGAATTTAACGAACCCTTCAAGTAACAGACTATGGCAAGGAGTGTAGCGGAAATCAAGAAGACGATGACGGACGCATTCATGGCGGATGCGACTATCAGGGAGAAATATGGCCTGAGTGAAAATGACACATTCGGCAGCAAGTTCTCCAGTGTGAGCATAGAGAATATCCTTTTCTTTATTGTGGCGGCATGCTGCCATGTGATGGAGAGTATATTTGACCAGTTCCGGCAGGATGTCGATGACAGAATAGCTACTGCAGTAGTGGCGAGTGTGCCTTGGTATCACAAGATGGCCTTGGCCTTCCAGTACGGTGACGGCCTTGTTCTGGATGAACGGACACAGCAGTATGCGTATGCCGAAGAGGACGAAAGCAAGAAAGTAGTCAAGTATGCAGCAGTCAGAGATAATGGCGATAGAGTGCAGATCCTGGTGAGCGGTGACCAATCCGGCAACCCTGCAGTTCTTTCAAACGATGTTTTAACAGTGTTCAAAGAATACATGAACAGGGTCAAAGTGGCAGGTGTCGTCCTTGACATTACAAGCAAGGAAAGTGATGCCATCAGTATCAGTGCGAAAATTACCATAGACCCGCTCATATTGAACAATCGTGGGGAACTGCATATCGACGGGAGCAAGCCCATAGAGACCGCCATTGAGGAACACCTGAAGCACATCACCTATGGCGGCACGTTCAACAAGACAAAGCTCGTGGATGCACTGCAGGGAGTGGAGGGAGTCGTGGATGTTGAGCTGGGAGAATGCAAGTATTTCGATGAAGAAACAGAGGGATGGGCGGCTATCGACGGTAACAACTACACTGGCGGGAGCGGCAGCTATATACCTCGCAACCTTGAAAACACACTCACTTATGTGGTACAGAATTGACTTCACTAAACTGGTGACACATCTGCTGCCCCCAATTCTTCGCAGCAGGTTCCTGACCGCGCTGATGGGCGCAATGATTGTGCCTTTGCGCTATATCTACAGCCAGTTCCACAACTTGAAAGAAGATGTGGAAAACAGGCTCAACATCACAGCCAACATGCAGTATCTGGAGAAAGCTCTGAACGACGCCTTCTTCCTGCATGACCGGCAGATATACATTATGACCCCAGAGGAAAAGGCAGAAGAGTATGTACGTCCATTCTATTTTACCTCTGAGCGACAGCAACCACACCACTTCTATCTGGAGGAAGAAGAAAATGTGAATAACTTTTTCCTTTACTACAGCAATGAAAGTAATTCCCTCTCAAACTTTATTGTCATGGTGCCTACCTTTCTCTGCACCTCGACGAGGGCAAGAGAAGATGACAGATACGAATGGGAATATCTTCGTATGATAAAGAATATACTGAAAACACATAAACCAGCCGGACGTACATTCGGCATAGAACTTTACGACTATGAATAAAATCTTATTTAAAGAGGGAGGTCAGCCAGTATATCTTGATGACCTCAAACAAATCCAGACCAATAATCTGATAACACTCAAACAATTGTTGCGATCACTGGTAGAAAGTGACAGAAACACTGACTTTAAAGAATTTGAAGAGGAATGCCCCCGTAACCTGCTTCTATACGAAAACAATATCACGGAAGGGGAAGAGGAAAATACCATTGTTGTTCCTGGAAATGTCCTTGTTTACTTGGGCTATCTTTTGCCATTTGAGGGAGGGACTTTCCCATCCTCCAGCACTTTATTCGTGTGTGTAAAAGAAACACTTTCCGACCTGCGTACCTTCAAAGACGGAGCTGAAAATTATTGCCGGAAGAATTACACGGCATATCTATCTACGAGCTATGATGGTGCAGACGGACATTTCGTCCTGGACAATTTACATTCTATGGTTTACTTGTTGAGAGAAAGGCTTTGGAATGTAGGAAACACATGGGAAACCCTCGACATCTCATGGTGTAATGGTTACAGCGGAACCATGAGACGTAAAAGAATCAATGGAGGCTATCGGTATAAAATACTCAGCCGTTCGTCTAATCCAAATTGGACCTCAGAAGAAGGAGTAGGACTTTTGGGAGTGTTCCAAGGCCAAAGCACAAACCAATTCCCGTTTGTGAGTGCCCCATTTATGACGGGTGCAGATCAAAGAATCCTTCCAAAGCCTCATGTTATTGAGCGTTTTAGTAATAGTCTGTGGGTAGTATGTATCGACCCCAATAATACATGTGATACTGGGCCCGATTGTCACGACATAGATATAACTTTTGACGTATTAGATTCTAGTAACTCATAACTCTTCTATTTTTAATTATGAAATCCATCTACCAACTACAGCAAATAGCTAACCTCCTTCGTCAGGTTACGGAGGCGAACAGCATCAGCCCGGAAGATACCTTTGGGTTGGTGAGTGACATTTTGGAGTACCTTGCTGCGATGGAGCAGACAGCAGATGGTCGTCTGGGAATCCATAAGGTATATACTAGCTATGCGTCAATGGCTGCTGATGGGCTGGCACCCATCGGCAGTAACGGCAAAGCACTTCGCGATGGACATATGGTAAGTGTCTATGACCCATCCAACCCTACTCAGGAAGAAAACGGAAATATCTATGCCTGGCAGAAGGATAATACGGATTCCCACTGGATGCTTGTAGCCAATCTTGGCAGCGTGTATAATCTGGCAGTTGCCGTTGAGGGAGAATCTAATGCACGGCATGAAGGGGACGAAACGTTGCTTTCGAGAATAGACAGTCATACAGGGGATGGCGATATTCATGTGACTTCTGCCCAGAAAGACGAGTGGGGAGCCAAGTATGTCAAGCCCTCCGGTGGCATCCCTAAAGGCGACCTTGCTGCATCCGTGAAAACCTCGCTAAACAAGGCCGACTCGGCACTTCAGGAGCATCAGGATGTCAGCGACATACGGAATAACATAGCCACATTGTTGCGGAATATGGCTATTGAGAAGACAGCCAAGGACAGCATATATGTGAACAATAGCAACAACTCCCCTGGAGAGCAGTACCATGCCTCATTATTTGGCACAGGCAATGTAGCTGATGGGTATGGCGCATTCTGTGGAGGTCACAGTTGTCATACCGGTGACAGGTCTGCCACTTTCAACACAGGCAATAATGCAAGTGGGAGTAACTCGTTTTCCGCCGGTGAGAATAACAAGGCATCAAACAGATGGGAAGCCTCTTTTGGCAGATTCAATGTAAGTAACACCGGAAATGATGATGCAGACAAGACGAGATTCAGTGTAGGCATTGGCACAGACGAGAATAACAGAAAAAATGCTTTTGAAGTTCGTGCCAATGGAGATTTTTGGACATGGTTAGATGGGGCTTATGCAAGATTGCAGGATTTCTTCTTGCGAAAGATGCGTATTGTTGAGTCGAACAGTGCCTCTATAGAAGCATCTGTCAACTCATACCATCTTCTTCCCAATGACATGAATGTTTACCACGTAGAATTACCCATCGTTGCTACAGGGCATCTTGAGACTCTCATATTATCATTCAGGACAGGGACACAACCCAATTTGACCCTCTCCTGCGCAAACGGGGCACCTATTTACTTTGAAAATGGTCTTTTGAGCCTGGAGCCGTCAAAAACATACGAAGTAGAATGCCGGTATAATTGTAATGCGTGGCTAATCTCTGCACGAAAATTTGAAACACAGGCATAATTATCAATAACTAACAGAAAATGGAAAAAGAAAATTATCAGAGTGCATTTGGGCCTCACGGAGATATTGGCAGTTGGTACTGCGCAAATAACGAAGCAACATCAAAATCCTCGGACATGCGATACACTATTATACAAAGTTTTTGGACAAAACCGCTTTTAAAACATCAAGAAAAACTAAAAGACACATTGTACATTGCAGCCCTAAGCCTCGCTTTTGCACATCGGAGCGGTTATAGGGTGCATATGCATACGGACAGCAAAGGGGCGGAACTCCTGAAAGGGTTCGGCTATGAGAGTCTGCTAACAACGCTCGACAGTATTCCGAACACCGTTCCTGCAGAACTTTTTGCAGCAGGCAAATTCTACGCGATGAGAGCCGAAGGCATTGGTAAAGTGCATATCGACTACGACGTGTTCCTAAAAAAACCAGGCGTAATAGACCGATTTTACGAGAAGAGTGAAACGGTAGATGCAATATGTCAGTGCGAAGAGGACATGACATTAGTGAATCACCAAGACAAGACTGAACATATGTATGTGATGGGCTATCCTGCTGGTACACGTCCAGACTGGAAGGGGAGCATGAACACAGGTATTGTTGGATTCAACAACTCCGTATTGGCAGATAGATACATTGGCAACTATTTTGAAGCATTAGAAATGTACAACGAAGAAAAGTTTGCCAAATACAAGCGGGAAAACCCCAGAGCTTGCCTTACATTTGACTTTATACTGGAACAGATTACATTGTCATGTATGAGTATCGGTTACAATATGTATGTATTGCTGCCAACTAAAGAACCTACCCCCGTTGCAGACAAAATAGGCTACCAACACCTTCAAGGAAGTTTCAAATGGACTAATTTTGCAAAAAAGAAAGTAAGGCAATTGTTATACGAGATCGACAGGAAACTGTATGATGTTGTGCATAAAATCCCTCGTTAATAAAATATGAACAAAAACTAAGGCATACTTGATAAAATACTTTCCAATGGAAAGATGCAGCAAAACAAGAAAGGTGACATCAAGTATCTCTTGAATGAGCAGTTGTCGTTGACTCCGGCTGACCTCTTGGATATTTTCGAGAGTCACGGCATTGCCCGGAAGAAGTTGAAGAGTGAGTTGCAACTATTTATGCAAGGGGAACGTCAAGTGGAGAAATACCGTGACGTGGGAATAAATTGGTGGGACTATTGCGGTTCAGTCCTGGTGAACAGTTATCCAACCTATTTTGAGAAATTACCTCCGCTCATTGCCAAAATCAACCGTGAGAAGCGGAATAGCAAGAACTATGTGCTGTTCCTTGGCTCAACAGATGCAGAGAGCAACCAAGCACCTTGCCTGAGCCTCGTGCAGTTCCAGATTGATGAAGGTGAACTAGTTGTTTCTGCTTATCAGCGAAGCAGTGACGCGAACTTAGGTTTGCCGTCAGACATTTATCATCTTTATTTGATGGCACGACAGATTGATTTGCCTTTGAAGTCAATAACTCTCAATCTTGGAAACGTTCATATCTATGCAAGCAATCTGGAGAGAACAAGAAACTTGCTCAATGGAGATGAGAGCGTGAAATTTGACCTCAATGTGTAA